ACTGTAACGCCAGCAGACAAACCAGTCGGTGAGCCGTTTAGAGCTGCTGATGGTAAGTATTACCAGCGCACTGAATCAGGTGGGACTGTATTGTTTAGCGAAGGCACTGTAACGCCAGCAGACAAGCCAGTCGGTGAGCCGTTTAGGGCTGCTGATGGTAAGTTTTATCAGCGGACAGAGTCAGGTGGGACTGTTCCATTTAGTGGAGGAACGGTAACGCCAGCAGCCAAACCTAGCGGTCAACCACAGCAGCAGTTGGTTGATGGTAAGGCTCAGATGGTTCAGTATTACGATGATGGAACCTTTAAGCCCATTGCAGGCGTTAGCCAAGTAGCTAAACCTGTCGGTCAACCACAAATGCAAGTGGTCAATGGTGTCCCGACAATGATGCAATACTTTGATGATGGGACAAGCAAGCCACTTGCTGGTGTATCCCAGTACAACGCGCCGTCATCTTTAGTGACAAACCTTGAATATGTTGGTGGGAAATCATTGGCCAATACAGGTGCTGCTGGACTTGCTGAACTTGAAAAATCACAACAAGCAAGTGCTACAAAGGTGTCTGTAGACACAGGTCAAAAGGCAAGAAATGTTCCGGTTAACAAGGACATCATTGATAGATTGAGCGCAAAAACAGAGCAAGCAGAAACCGCCAATCAAACTTTAGCGAATATTGATAGGATTCTTCCTGCACTTGATAAAGCTATCACCGGACCATTGGCAGATTATCGAACTACAATTTTGCGCGTTGGTCAATTCATGGGTGTCGCTGGTAAAAATGCTGACGAAATTCTTTCCAACACGCAAAATGTTGTGCAGGGTCTTGCGCAGCAAGAACTTAATGCAGCGTCATATACAAAAGGACAGGGAACTCTTACAGGACCAGAGCGTGAGATGCTGAAACGTTCTGCCGCTGGCGATCAAAACATGAGCGCAGCAGAGTTACGAACGGCACTGGTTGCAGCGCAAAAAATGGCACAGTTCCGACTTGATGACCAAGCAAAGTTTTTGGAAAAAACTACTAGATTGCCTGGCATGGAGGAGTATCGAGATCTTTACACGATTGATCGATATCAACCAGTCGCCCCACCAGCGGCTGCCGGTGCTGATGGCCGAAAACCATTAGGTGACATCATCAAGCCTAGAGGAGCAAAATAATGGCTGAAGAAAAATCAGGATGGGAAGAGTGGAAAGACTTAAACGCTCAAATCTTGGAGGCCAAGAAGGCTAACTACACTGATGCGGAGATTGCTCAGTTCTTACAGACCGTACCTAATATCGGTCCGCAAGTAACTACGGCACTTGAGAGCAATTACGCTGCGCCTGAGATTATCAAATCAATCATGGAGCGTAGGTCGCCATCGTTTGAGCAGGGCGCTCAGAAGTCCATTACAGAAAAGGCGGTTCTGACTGCGCTGCAAGGCCCGACTCTAGGCTACTTTGACGAGTTGGCTGGGGCGATGGCTGCGCCTTTGCTTGCGTACCAGCAGAACATCCCGCTAGGCCAGGCGTACCAGCAGCAGCGTGACGTAGTGCGCGGTGCGACTGAGTCATTCATGAAAGAGAGACCATTCACGTCTGCTGGATTGCAGGGCGTTGCGTCAGTCCCACTGGCAATGTCTAACCTCACAAGCAGGGCAATTGGTGCTGCAGCAGCGCCGGTGGTGTCTGGAGTTCAGGCGGTAGCGCCAAGAGTTGCAGCCGGTATGCAGAGCGCAGGACGATACCTGGCTGGCGCACCAGCCGCTGGTCAGACTATGGGTATGGGTCAGCGCATGGCGCAGGCCGGTGCTTCTGGCGTTGGATATGGCCTCATTGGTGGCGCAGGATCTTCAACTGGTGAGGACATAAGCCAGATCACCCAGGACGCACTCACAAGCGCAGCCATTGGCGGCGTACTCGGTCCTGTTACCCAGCCGGTGATGGGCGTATTGGGAGCCGCTGGTCGGCAAGTAGTGGCGCGGGTATCTGATACAGCAGCATCACGCTACGCACAGCAGAAAGTTGCCGAGGCTTTGCTGCGCGACACGCCACCAGACCTACTGCAAAGCGCACTCACCATGTCGCAGGCCAGGATGGGTAAGCTCGGACCAGAGGCGCGTATCGCTGACGTTGGAGGCGCTAACGTGCGTGGCTTGCTGGATACGATTGCAACCCTGCCTGGTGAGACTAAGCAGGCGCTGGAGCGTGCTATCCGTGAGCGCCAAGCAGGACGTGCAGGGCGCATGATGACTGCCGCTGACGAGGCTTTGGGCACGCAGGGCGCTCAGTTCCAACAGAGCCTGGACGCATTCAATACCATGCGTAAGGACCAGGCGCAACCGTTCTACGATGCCATCAAGTATGCCAGCGTGACGGTTGATGACAATCTACTCAACCTGTTGCAAAAGTCTAGGGACTTGCAAGGCGGTGCTGAGACATTGTTCCGTCGGCAAACTGGTCAAGAGATAAACCTTGGTAACCTTAAAAAAGGCGATGTCGTACCCATGACGGTGCTGGACACTGTCAAGCAGTCGCTGTACGACGCGGCACAAACAGCCAAGCAATCAGGCAGCGGGAACCAGGCAAAGGCCATTGACGATATTCGCGTCAACCTAACCAGTTTTTTGGTTGACAAGTCGCCAAAGTTAGGCGGTCAGTCTGCCTACAGGCAGGCGTTGGATAAGTGGGCAGGACCGTCGCAGATGATGGATGCAGCCGAACTCGGCCGCAAGGCCATGACGGGAGATATTGTCAACTTTAGGCAGGAATTAAGTAAGTTGTCTGGATCAGAGATTGATGCGTTCCGCATCGGTGCGTTGCAGTCCTTGCGCCAAAAGACAGGCACAGAGGCTGGTCAAACGTCACTGCTGAAGATGTGGAAGGAGCCAGCTACTCAGGAGCGTCTGAAGGCAGTGTTTGAGAACGATTACCGCAAGTTCGCGTCTGCTGTAGCTCAAGAGGCACGACTGAAAGGTCTTGAGTCTGCTGGCCGTGGGTCGCAAACAGCAGCGCGCTTGGCTGGTATGTCTGACCTGGATATTGCTCCAGCTATGGCTGCCGGTCAGTCTGTCGCAAGCGGCAATGTGCCAGGCATGATTACGTCAGCGGCTAACCTAGCAAGCAGCGTCAGAACGCCAGAGCCTGTGCGTAACCAGATGGGGCAGATCCTGCTATCGCGTGACCAGCAACGACTCAACGATCTTATGATGGAGTTGGAGCGTCAGGGCCGAGATCGGGCACGCGCTGCTGGGTTAGGTGGATTCACTGGTGGCGCTATCGGTAGCAATGTGCAGCCATATGCGGCTGGACTACTTGGGGATTGAGTAAAAAGCTGCCATCAGCGGATGCACCTTGATCTTTCGTCTGGCGGCACGCTCACGCGCTCGACGGAAGTCCTTATCCTCCTGGGACTCATTCGCTCGCGCTTTCTTGACGCGCTCATACCCTGAGTAGGCCGGTGGCTTGGGAACGTCAACACCTATCCCCCAGGCGTAGACCCTGGCAATCGTCCCCTTGGTGCGGGACCAGCCTGCGACGTACACCTGGCCGCGCTCATGCATCTTCTTCATGTTGTACTCAACCGCACGCTCGGACAGGAAAACGGCAGCCGCTAACTCCTTGCGAGTCATGGGGCGCCTTCTGAGTGCCTGCTCAATCTGTTTCAGTCTGGTGGGCTTCATGTTTGTTACATCAATAAATGTTAGATTCCACGCAACTTTGTGGAGTCACCATGCAACCTAAAGTTTCCCGTGAAGAGTTTATCAATGTCTGGAGTCGATATGGCTCTGCCGCTGAAGTGGCAAAGCATTTGGATGTTTCTGAGCGTTCTGTTTACAACCGACGGCGCAGGATAGAGAAAGATTCAAACCAGCCCCTTGTCAGTTTTGATGAGCGATCCAATCCGTATGCGCATATGCAGCCCATACAGACATCACTCAATCGGGTTGACTTAGGCATATTGGACCAGACCATAATCGTTTTCAGTGATGCGCACTTCTGGCCTAACGAGAGCACCACCGCGTACCGTGGCCTGCTGTGGGCGATCAAGGAACTCAAGCCGCACGCCGTTATCTCTAACGGCGACGCCTTTGACGGGGCTACTATCAGCAGGCACGACCCGCTGGGCTGGTCCAAGACTCCAAGCGTTATCGAGGAACTCAAGGCGGTGCAGGCCCACCTCGGCGAGATCGAGGAGACGGCCAAGGCAGCCAGGCACAATGTAAAGCTGCTGTTTACTTGGGGCAACCACGACACGCGCTTTGCTAATAAGCTGGCGTCCCAGGCTCCGCAATACCGCGAGGTGCATGGGTTTAAGTTGCAAGACCACCTCCCAGCCTGGGAGTTTGCCTGGTCTGTCTGGCCTACACCGGACTGCATCATCAAACACCGATATCGATCTGGCGTCCACGCCGCGCACAACAACACGGTGAGCGCCGGTATCTCGATTGTCACCGGCCATCTGCACTCGCTGAAGGTGACGCCATTTGCCGATTTTAAGGGCAACAGGTATGGCGTAGATACTGGAACGCTTGCCGAAATCTATGGCCCACAGTTTGATTATGGCGAGGGTAACCCGCTGAACCACCGGTCCGGATTTGCGGTCCTGACATTCAAAAATGGTAGGATTTTGTGGCCTGAGTTGGTTCATAAGTGGGCTGACGATCAGGTAGAGTTTCGCGGTCAGATCATCAACGTTTAAGGAGTTCACCATGTATTCATTCACATTTATCATCAACAATTCCACCGAAGTAGAAATCAACAGCGATTGCGAATCGTTAGTCGATTGCTTTCAAGATGGCGAAGAGTACGAGTACGACGACGAGGCAGATTGCTACTGCTGGTTCGACGCTGAGTACGACGCTTGGTACTGGCTGAACGAAGAGACCGGCGAGTGGTTGCTGGTCGAAGACGACGAGGCAGATTGGGGCGACGACGAAGAAGAGTACGACGACGAAGAAGAGTACGACGACGAAGAGGAAGAAGAAGCCGAGGCTGCTTAATCCGGAATCAGCGCCAGGGCATCGTTCACAGATTCCTGTATCTGAGACACGGCCTGCTCAAAAGGTAGGCCGTGTTTTCTATTTAGGCGCAGCACTTGATTGATGTCGTGCAATGTCTGCCAGGCAAGTTCCGAGTGAATGGCCTTGATGGCCTCATCATCATTCTGGAATATCGCTATTATCTGCATTTTTCACCTCTTTAAGTTTCACTCTTTCCATCGTTGAGAACCGGTGGCCATTGGCGCACTCATACCGGCGATAGACTTCATTGTCGTATTTGTGCCTGGTCTCCAGCACTCGGGTCCAGGCGTTGCATTCTGGGCAAATCATTTGGACTCGCCAGACGCAATTTCATTTAATGCAATGTCCACCTCGGCCTGCGCCGCCATTCCATCTTCATACCCACGCGCATAAGAGTTCTGCTCCATAGCAATCAGTTGGTTGATCAGTCTCTGCTGTATCTCGCAAATGCGGGTGAGGCTATCCAATGCTAAGTCACGTTTACTCATAAGTTTTTTTCCTTTAACTTGGCCTCTACCTCAACCATCAATTGATGCGCTTCAAGGTCATTGAGGCATTCATTTGGGTCTGCCTGCACTAAGCAGTCATTGCGCTCTTGAACTGTCAGCCCTACCCATTCGCGCTCCTGCGCTGGCTGTGCCCTAGCATCACAAGCCGCACATCCGTGAATGCACAACTTGCATTTACCGTCTTGCGCCTTGTCCGCAGCCATACGCCGCTTTGAATTAAATCCGGTCATGTTAGCTTGCACTCCTGGGTGAACAGCGCGGCAATGCTGCCGCAAAGTGGTTGGTAGGTGAAGTAGCCAAAGGCCATACAGGCTGCGGCTACAACGGCCATTAGGCCAATGAAGAAAAATATACTGGCAATCAGGCCCAAAGCAATGCTTGCCCAGGACTCGATCTCATCGTCTGTATCCATGATGCGTACTCCTCAGAATCAAAAATAAACAGCATGGCGCAGAGCGCCAGCACGACTAGGCTAATTCGCCTTGGCATAGTCCAGCTCAATCTGGATTGACTTCAACTCCTGGCGCAGGATCTCCATCTCTTGATCCAGGCGGCGTTGCACAGAATCAGCACCACGCGCCCAGCCTGCCAGGGCAGCCTCGGTGCAGGCAGTGTGCAGGACCGTGGCAAGGTCGCCGCGTGACAGGATGCCGAAGTCTCCGACTGCGGGTAGGTGCGCGAACACTGTGCGCTTGATCTCAATCTCTAGTGGGTTCATCATGCGAACCACCACTGCGTGAGTACATAGGACAGGCCGGCGAGGATTGCGACAGAGAGTGCCGCGTCAAGAAAAAGCTGTTTCATGCTCCGACTCCGATCTGAAAGGTTTGCTCAAGGTAGTGGTTCTGCGCCATGATCAGGCGCTGCTCATTGTCCAACTCACGGCGGCGAACCACAAGACGCTGGACGTAGGACCGGTGGGGTACGGGTGACCCGTAACTCATAGGCTCATGGTAGAAGTTGCGCTGGTGCAGTTCCGACTCGCGCAAAAACGCCTCTGGGTTCTCGCGCTGCAAGCTGGCGGCGACCTTGTCTATCTGAGCGCCTCCGAAGCAAGCGGCAGCCTTAAGCTGGCTGCGCTGGTAGTTGGTGAGTTTCATATTATCTCCGTTTGTTGATGACGGACGCATCATATCGCAGTTGATTACTGCATCACAAACAGCAGTTGCGAAATGCATTAGGGAAAACACCTAGTCTTTTTGGTGTAGAATGCGTCAACAAGGAGATGATAATCTAATCATGGAATCCACTACACAAGCTGCCATCAGGGCCATCCGCGAGAAAGCGGAACGCTCCGGTTTCACTCTGAGCGATGTCGCATACGCGGCAGGTATTGACAAGGCCCAGGTCTCGCGCTGGTCTACCGGCAAGGTCGTTCCCCTGTACTCGGCAGTTATCAATTTGCAGGCGGCTTGCGATGCCTTGGTGGAAGCCAGGCTGGCGCAGCTACAGAAGGAGAGCCAGGCATGAGCTACGTCATCGGCATCGACCCAGGCATCAGCGGAGCAATTGCTGTGTTTGATTGGTACACCAAAAAACTGGTTGAAATCATTGATATGCCCACGCTGGAAGTGGAATCAGGCAAGACAAAAAAACGCCACATCAGCGCGGTGAGTCTCGCTAACTATTTGGTGGGATTTACTGACACGCACATCGTCATTGAGAAGGTTGGCGCTATGCCAGGGCAGGGCGTTACGAGTATGTTTAACTTTGGGCGCAGTGCAGGCATCATAGAGGGCGTTGTGGCCGCTTTGGAGATGCCAAACACCTACGTCACCCCTGCCACCTGGACGAAGGCTGTGGGCCGCGCAGCGGGTAAAGATGCGTCTCGCATGAGGGCTATGGAACTGTTCCCAAGCAAAGCCGATCTGTTCAAGCGTGCAAAGGACGATGGCCGCGCAGATGCTGCCCTGATCGCGTACTGGTACATAACGAAAAATGCTTGACCAACTGCGCACCATGCGCGAGCACATTATCTGGTTGGGAACCCAGCTAGAGCGTGAGCGCGACTCCTCACGCGAAAAGACTGTGCTGCTCAAGCGCCTGCTGGACCCCGATGACCTGGGGCACGCGGTCACTAACGAGGTACGCAAACAAGCCTACGCAATCATTTCAAACGACCACGAAAGAGAGAGAGAAAAATGGAACGTATCAAACTAAGGCCAAGCGCCGCCGCACGCTGGATGGCGTGCCCTGCCAGTGTCCACCTGTCAGTCGGCATCCCTGAGTCGCCGAGTGGCGATGCAGCGCAAACCGGGACAGCTATTCACGCTTTGGCCGAGTTGTGCTGGCAGACAGAGGATGACCCAAAGAACTACATAAACAAGATGGTCGAGCAGATTGTCATCACCGAGCAGAACGCCGAGTTCGCGCAGTTGCACCTGGACACCATCAAGCGCCTGGAGAATGAGCTAGGGCGGGTTCTGGTGGAGCAACACTGTACGGTGCTGAACACCATGCAAGTGTCACTATCTGGGACGTGCGACGTTGTCGGCTACAGCGTCAAGGACAGCATCATCGAGATCGTGGACCTCAAGACGGGCCGCAACTATGTTGACGCTGACTCGCCTCAGTTGAAGATTTACGCGCTGGCGATGATGCGTGAGCTGGGGGACTTCAACACGGTTCGCCTAACAATTGTTCAGCCCCAGGTCGGCGCGAACCGTACTCATCAGATGACGCTGGCCGAACTGAACGAGTGGCGCGATAACGAACTCATGAAGGCGGTCAACGAGATCGTTACGATGAACGCCTACCCTACCCCGTCACGCGATGCCTGCAAGTATTGCCCAGCTAAGTTAGTATGTCCAGCCCTGCGCGAGAAGGCTTACGAGTTACCACTAGCGCCTACCAAGGAACTCAGCGAGAGCGAGATTGCTACCTGGCTGGAGCAGGGTGAGCTGGTGGAGGCTTTCTACGAGGAGTTGAAAAAGGTGGCGACCAAGCGCCTTGAGGACGGCGCTGCAGTGCCAGGCTGGAACCTGGTCCCGAAACGCGCTATCCGCAAGTGGAAGGCAGACATCGACATCAGCGACTTGCCAATTGAAACCGCCAAGCTGTACAAGAGCGAGCCAATCACGGTAGCGCAAGCTGAGAAATTACTGAGCAAAGATGACCGGCATCTGCTCGACGATTTGACAGAGAAGGTCTCAAGTGGACTGACTCTGGCAAAGATGTTGGAATCCTCCGACATCTGACATTGGGCGCAAGCCCGTAACTTTAGGAAACTGAAATGCTAAATCTTTCAAACAACAACGGATCTGGAAACAGCTACATCCGCTTTGCTCCCCAGGCCAACGCCTGGACGAACCGCGATGGTGAGGAAATCCAACTCAAGAAGGTGGTCATGGACCTGGACTCGGTGCAGACCGGCTGGCTGATGATTGGTGCTGGTGTACGCGATTGGCAGCCTGATGAGGTGCTTGGAGCCAAAAGCCAATCACCTGGTGAGGGCTACAAGCGCGGGTTTGTTGTGACCCTGTACTCAAAGGAACTTGGCCTGGTCGATTGGTCGGCGAACGCTTACGGGCCATGTAAAGGATTCGAAAAAATCTACAACGAGGCCGACAAGGCTGCAGGCGACAACGGCGGCAAGCTGCCGGTCATCGAGTACGTTAACTCGACGCCTGAGAAGGTTGGCAAGGGCAACACGCGAGTTCCGAACTTTAAATTGGTGAGTTGGGTTGCGCGTCCTGCTGGCATGAACGCGGATGGTGATGACTTTGTTGAGCCGGAGCCAGCATTCCCAGCTTTTAGTGTTCCTGTTCGTAAAGCAGCCAAGCCTGCGCCTGCGCCTGTGATGGATGACGAAGAGTTTTTCTAACCAGTAGTCTGGTGGCCGGTGGGTTGATCTCCACCGGCTTTTTTTCCTCTAAAAATTGAGAACGAGAAAATGGACACTGAAACAATAGCCAAAGCCCTAGGCAACGCCAAGCAAGTGAACGGGAACTGGCTCGCTAGTTGCCCTGTAGCTGGCCACGGCAGAGGCAACGGGGACAAAAACCCGTCCCTGTCCATCAAGGAAGACAATGGGAAACTCTTATTCCATTGTCATGGTGGCTGCGACCAGCACTCGGTGTTTGACGCTGTTAGGGAACGCAACTTATTGCCAGCACTCCAGCGCCAGGAGTACAGTCTCGCGCTTATCAAAGGTGAATTGATGACAATGCCAACGCTGGAGCAGGAGTGGGAATACAAGGACGAGGTAGGAGATACCCTATTTGTAAAGCGCCGCTTCAAAGTAAATTCTGAAAAAGGTAAGACGTACAGCCTTCACAAGGTGGATGCTGCGGGACGGCGCCAAGGCAGCATGACAGGGGCGCGGATAGTGCCCTACCGACTGCCGGAACTCATCAACGCCAGGGAAGCCGGACGCGCCATCTACTTGGTGGAAGGTGAGAAGGCAGCGGATGCCCTGGTCAGCATAGGTGCGATCGCCACAACGTCCCACGCTGGTGCTGGGCACTGGCCGGAGGACATCACCCAATACTTTGCTGGCGCGGTGGTGATAGTGGTTCCGGACTGCGACGCGCCAGGCTGGAAGTACGCAAAGCGCGTAGTGCAGGCGTTGCTGCCGGTCGCCAAGGCGATCCGCGTGCTCGACTTCAACTTACCGGATCTGGGTGACGATGCCTACGAGTGGGTGGCGGATGGCGGGGATAGGGCCAAGCTGGCAGAACTCGCCAAGGCGCTGCCGGTGATCACCAGTGTGGGTCAGGTAGTGACGCCTGAGTGGATTGTCCCACGAGAAACGATTGAGGAAGTGCAGGCGCTACCCGAGGAAGAGCCGCCCACCCTAGTACCGCGGCAACTGCTCAACATCGAGGCTTGGGACGACATCGAGGACGAGCCGGTTGAGTGGCTAATTAAGGATTTGCTACCAAGGCGCTCTTTAGTGGCACTCTACGGTCCACCTGGCAGTTTTAAGTCATTTGTGGCGCTCTCGATTGCCGAAGCAATTGCTACTGGCAACCAGTGGATGGGACGCGAGGTGGAAACGCCAGGTGCAGTCCTCTACATCTGCGGAGAGGGATTTGGCGGTGTAGGCGCACGCATCAAGGCGTGCAAGATTTACAACAAGACGCCAGCGGGAACCGAAATCTACGTCATCAGGGCCGCGCTGAACCTGAGATCGAGCGCGGATGACTTTGATCTGCTAATGGCATCCATAAAGGATTTGATGGAGAAGACCGGCGTCCAGTTTGAGTTAGTCCAAATTGACACGTTAGCCAGAGCGTTTGGCGCAGGCAACGAGAACAACTCGGAAGATATGGCGGCATTTATCCACAACACGGGAAGGATTCAGCGGATGTTGGGCTGCTCCCTGATGGTTGTTCATCATTCAGGAAAAAACATTTTGGCTGGTCTGCGAGGACACTCAAGCCTATTAGGTGCGGTGGACACCCAGCTGGAACTGATGAAGGTTGACGCAACTCCCAACCTGGCAAGCCAGGTGGCTGGCAGCGGAATCCTTACAGTGTCAAAACAGAAGGACGGCGAGACCGGAGTCAAGATAGGCTTTGAGATGGTCAAGGTGGAGATCAAGGCCAGCGCACTAGGCATCAGCGACGCACAGATTAGCCTGGCCGTGAGAGCGAGTGACGAGGCGATGCAGCAGCAGGCGCAGGCTGATTCAGTGAAACGCCAGGACAAACCACGCACGCTGTACGGCAACCAGTTGGCAGCATTCGAGTCAATTCAGACGGCGCTGGAGAAGAACGGTCATATGACAAACGTAGGTGAGGAGCGCCATAAGACGGTGATGTTGGCCGAGTGGAGAGAGGAATTTGTTAAGCGCAAGGCAGATAGTAAGAGCATTTACACCGACTGGGACCGCGGTAAGAGGGCCATGTTTGACAAGGGATTGGTGGGCTACCACAAGACATCGGTAGGGGAATACTGCTGGATCATGCCGCGAGAAATAAAGAAGGACAAGCCGTATGTTTCACCGTTTTAAGGATGCGTCTACGCAATTGCGTAGATTTCGTATAGGCAATTGCGTATGTACTTTTGTTGTAAAAGTATACGCAAGATGCTTAAATCTACGCAACTGCGTATATACGCAAGTGTGTAGAAATAGGTAGAAATCTACGCAACTAGCAACACCTTGCTTAATGCAAGGTGTAGTTGCGTAGATGCTATCTGCTAGGTTTAGTGTTGCGTAGATTAGGAGTTAAGGATGGCTACGAAGAAATTATTGGAGACTGACGTTTATCCGAGCGACCGTTTCAAAGTCTTTGAGCATTCGCTCATGGTTGAAATGGAGATGGCGAAGATGGAGCATGAGAAGGTTTACGGGATAGACCGAGTGATCGACCTGGTGGATGCCGAGTTCCGCAGGAAGGTCATCGTGCAGCGGGAGCGCATCTGGGAGGCCAGCCAGGCGCGGGACGAGGAACGGTTGGAGAAGGCCATCAAGGGAATGATCGCGGCATACAAGGCGCTCACCAGGTGGGCGACTGAGGCAGGCATAGAGCAGATGCCTAAAATCGACTGCATGGAACACCGAATGGCCGACGGGAGCTTGATGGTCATTGTCAGGGACAAACAGATGGCGACCTGGTACGAGCAGTTTCGCAAGCAGCGAGGCTCAAGATCGGTCTGGACGCTCGAAGAGCTTGAGGTGGTGATGAACGGGCCAACGCTGAAACAGGTAAGGGAGATCAAGGCGGCGATACCTGGAACGAGAATGATTCCTATTCAGCCTCAAGGCTCCAGCGGGTTCGAGGACATGGAGAACGACATCGACATTAGCAAGCCGTTCAAGGGCGGGAAGATGTTTGATACGAAGGCAGCAGAAAGGGACAAGAATGAGCGCAGGAAGTGATTTATGGGATGAGGTGGTGCGTAGGGTGCTTGCGGTAACGAAAAACGCTTGGAGGGCTTTGTAATGCCAGGGCAGTTAAAACAAAGGATGGATATGGACACACAATTACACAATCCAGCAGATAAGGTGGAGCGCTGGGCGATTGGCAAACTAGTCCCCTATGCGCGTAACGCAAGGACACACTCGGATGAGCAGATAAGTCAAATTGCTGCAAGCATTAAAGAATGGGGTTGGACAACACCAGTTTTGGTAGATGAGCAAGGTAGCATCATTGCCGGTCACGGGCGTACATTGGCCGCACAGCGTTTGCAAATGACCGAGGTGCCAGTGATGGTGGCTAGAGGTTGGTCAGATGCTAAAAAACGTGCTTACGTCTTGGCTGACAATAAGCTGGCTATGAATGCAGGGTGGGACAACGAAATGCTTGCGCTTGAGTTGGGTGAAATTGGCGAGCTGGGCTTTGACCTTGATCTGACGGGATTTAGTGCTGAAGAGATAGCAGCCTTAACGCCAGAGGAAATACCGCCAGGTTTGACTGACGAAGACGCCGTACCTGAAGTGCAAGAGAAGCCGATTACTGTGCTTGGTGACGTTTGGGTATTGGGAAAGCATCGGCTAATGTGTGGCGACTCAACCAACATTGATGCGGTTGAGGCGCTAATGGATGGCGGTCTAGCCGATCAATTAATAACAGATCCTCCTTACAACGTTGCCTATGTTGGCAAGACAAAAGACGCAATGAAGATTCAGAACGACAGCATGGACGATGAGAGCTTTCGGCAATTTTTGCGAGATGCTTTTGTAGCTGCTGACGCTGTCATGAAATCGGGTGCTGTGTTTTACATTTGGCACGCAGATTTGGAAGGGTATAACTTTCGTGGTGCTTGCAAAGACTCTGGTTGGACGGTTCGCCAATGCTTGATTTGGAAGAAGCAAACTTTAGTTATGGGGCGGCAGGATTACCATTGGAGGCATGAGCCTTGCCTATATGGGTGGAAAGAAGGCGCAGGACACCTTTGGGCGACCGACCGCAAGCAGACTACTATTTTAGAGTTTGACCGCCCGTCGCGCAGCACGTTGCACCCGACTATGAAGCCGGTTGACTTAATTGAGTATCAGGTTTTAAACAACACCAAGGGCCAAGATGTCGTTCTTGATTTGTTTGGTGGCGGCGGTTCCACCCTGATCGCCTGCGAAAAGACGGGACGCCATGCCCGATTGATGGAGCTTGACCCGAAGTATGTGGATGTAATCGTTCGCCGATGGCAGGAATTTACCGGCAAGCAGGCAATACACGCAGAAACTGGACAACCTTTTGCGGAGGTTACAAATGGTAAAAATTGAAAAACCTATCCTAGAAAAGCAGGATGGTAGAAAATCAAACGGCGGCGCACGACCTGGCGCTGGCCGATTAGCCTTTAAACCAACAGATGCAGAGCGCAAACAGGTGGAGGCGCTCTCAGGCTACGGCCTGCCAATCGACCAGATCGCAGTCTTAGTGCGCAATGGCATCCACGTTGACACGCTTCGCTCTCACTTTGGAACCGAATTGGTGTCTGGCAAGGCCAAGGCTAATGGCCAGGTCGGTAAGACCCTGTTTCAGAAGGTCATGGCAGGTGATACGACTGCGGCCATCTGGTGGAGTAAGACGCAGATGAACTGGGCAGAAACCCAAAAGCATCAAGTAAACATATCAGTTGGCGATATGCGCATGGAGGCGCTGCGCCACGTCGAAGTGGTTGAGCAGTTATCCACAGACCAGATGCCAAAGTTATCCACAGAATGAGTGCATTTGCTCAAAGATTAAGCAGAAACAGGCATAAACACCCTATTTTCATTCACATAATGGACACTGTATTAAGTAGCTCTGTTGCACTAAGTGCAGACGCGCAGCAGAATACTCAATGGAATCATAGGCTTACGCGCACCATAGCGCAGCGTCAGAGGGGACGCGCAGCGTGCTGAGTTATCCACAGGCTGCAGCCCGTCGCCAGGTGGCCGCGCCCTGGCCGCTGGCCGCCCGCCCCCCCCGTCCGGCCGTGGCGGCGGGGCGGTTGTGGCAGTACCTAAACACTCACCGAACCCACTGTTCCCCTGACCCCCTACCCCCTACCGGATAACGCACTATGGCTACAAAAAAAAATTCTGAGAATTCTGAGAACCCGTTTATCGAGTTCGCCCTGCTGTACAAAAACAACCCAGTGCTGTTTGTCAGGGAGGTGCTGAACACCGAGCCTGATGATTGGCAAGTAGAGTTTCTAAATCACATTGCCAAGGGAAACCGACGCATTAGCGTACGCTCCGGCCACGGCGTGGGCAAGTCAACCGCCAGCGCCTGGGCAATGCTGTGGTATCTGTTTTTGCGGTTCCCTGTAAAGATTGTCGTTACAGCGCCAACGTCAAGCCAGCTTTACGACGCCCTGTTCGCGGAACTGAAGCGCTGGGTTAAGCAGCTACCGCCCATGCTGGCCGACCAGCTAGACGTCAAGCAGGACAGGGTCGAGGTCAAGGAAGCGCCTAACGAGGCGTTCATCTCGGCCAGGACAAGCCGAGCAGAGCAACCCGAAGCGCTCCAAGGGGTTCACTCTGACAACGTCATGCTGGTGGCAGATGAGGCGTCCGGTATCCCCGAGGCGGTGTTCGAGGCCGCTGCCGGTTCCATGTCGGGACACAAGGCGGTCACCCTGCTGCTCGGTAACCCTGTGCGCTCCACGGGATTCTTCTACGACACCCACAACCGGCTCAAGGATGACTGGATCACGATGAAGGTGTCATGCGCCGACTCGCCCCGCGTCTCAGAGGCGTACCTCGGGGAGATGGCAGCACGCTACGGCGAGGAGTCAAACGCCTACCGGATCAGGGTGCTAGGCGAGTTTCCACGCTCAGATGACGATACTGTCATCCCTATGGAGTTGCTGGAGATGGCGCAGCAGCGGGACGTTGAGCCGAGCGCGACGGCGCCAATGGTCTGGGGTCTGGACGTTGCGAGGTTTGGGTCTGACAGGTCTGCACTCTGCAAGCGCAAGGGTAACGCCGTGACCGAGCCAATCAAGACCTGGAAGAACCTGGACCTGATGCAACTCACGGGTGCAGTGGTCTCCGAGTACGAGTCCCTGCCACCGTCCGAGAGGCCAACCGAAATCCTGGTGGACTCAATCGGACTAGGCGCGGGAGTGGTTGACCGCCTGCGGGAACTGAATCTTCCTTGCCGCGGCATCAACGTATCCGAGAGTCCAGCTATGGGCGCGACTTACCGGAACCTGAAAGCCGAGTTGTGGCACAAGGCCAAAGCCTGGCTGGAGGGGCGTGACTGCAAGATGCCCAAGGACGAGGCTTTAGTGTCAGAGTTAGCCATCGTCCGGTATTCGTTCACATCCAGCGGAAAGATTCAGATCGAGGGCAAGGACGAGATCCGAAAGCGTGGTTTTCCGAGTCCGGATAGGGCAGATGCCTTTTGCCTGACGTTTGCCAGCGACGCGGTGATCGGTGCATTCGGTGGTGCGAAAGTGTCCTGGAGCAAGCCACTGCGCAGGAATCTTGCTCGCGTAGCATAATTACGCATCCAACCAAAGGGGTAATCTATGAAGATTGACAAGGCCGCGAGTAAGATTGCAAAGGTGATGGGCGAGTACAAGGCGGGTAAGCTGCACTCGGGCATGACCAAGCGCGTTGTGAAGAATCCCAAGCAGGCGATGGCTATTGCGATGTCTGAGGCCAAGCTGCCCGTGCGCGGTGAGCGCACCGCCACCAACAAAGCAAAGCGGGGATAGTATGGCTACACGCGACGTACCCGCAAAGTATGCGGCGGCGATGGACCAGATGATGACCTCGGAGGAAGAGGTGGCGAAATGCCCTATGCCTACCCAGGACGTGGTGCTGAATCTGAAGAACCGCGCCAAGGCAATCACCTCTGCCAAGTATGGTCCGGAGAATCCCAAGCTGCCAAACGAGGCTTTTTGGCGTAACAAGGCCGACACCTGGGACGTTAGCATCGAAGATTCGAAGAAGAGCCTATGCGGTAACTGCGCCGCCTTTAATGTGCAGGACTCTATTAAAAATTGCATTGCTAAAGGAATTGGAAATGAAGCAGATCCTTGGGGAACTATACGACTCGCTGACCTCGGCTATTGCGAGATTTTCGACTTCAAGTGCGCAGCTAGTCGAACGTGCGATGCTTGGGTTACAGGCGGCCCGAACGATGGCCGTGGAGACGATGAAGAGTATGTGGACACGGAACTAGAAGGAGAAGAGGAATGAAACCAGGACTTTACGCAAACATCAACGCCAAGCAAAAACGTATTGCGGCTGGCTCCGGCGAGAAGATGAACAAGGTCGGTAGCAAGGCGGCACCCAGCGCAGCCGACTTCCGCAAGGCGGCTAAGACGGCCAAGCCAGTGAAGAAGAAATGAGTGCTGCCTGGACGCGCAAGGAGGGTAAGTCGGCCACTGGCGGCTTGAACGCCAAGGGTCGCGCCAGCGCCAAAGCCGAGGGCATGAATCTGAAAGCGCCTGTCAAGTCCGGCGACAACCCGCGTCGGGCGTCATTCTTGGCTCGGATGGGCAATATGCCTGGCCCCGAGATGAAGGACGGGAAGCCAACCAGGTTGCTGCTGAGTCTGAACGCCTGGGGCGCGTCATCCAAGGCAGACGCAAAGGCGAAGTCCAAGGCCATATCCGCGAGGAACAAGGCCAAGTGATAGCGCCAATTGCCATCAGCACCGTCCACGGCAAAAACCTGGCGGTGATGCTGGCATCAATACGCGAATACTGCCCCGAGATTCCCGTGTACCTACGCGGTCCGGCCTCGGTCCTGGACCGGTTTGACGCCGACGTGAAGCTGATCGGGTCACCGAGAAATTTCGGCGAGGACTACAACGACATTATCAAGTGCGCACTCAAGGATTTCGACTCTGTTGTGGTGGCGAACGACGACATTGTCCTGACGCCGTCAAGCTATCGCGTCCTGCTGGATGACGTGGAGATTGTCAAGGACATGGGTCTGAACCCTGGTTGGGTAGCATCCAGGTGCGATTGGGCGCGTGCGGTGCAAAATATTCGCTGGAACCCAGAGGGTGAGGCGTTTGATATGTGCCGGTTTACGTCCGAGTCAAAGATTCGGCAGTCTGACGTGATCTCGCCCATATTCGCCTGGATCTGTGCAGACGCCTTTGCCCAATGCCCATTCCCACCCCTAAATTGGTTTTCAGATGACGTGCAATGCGCCGACCTAGAGGCACTCGGGTACAAGAATTTTGTGAGCGCGTCCTATGTCCACCATGTCGGGAGCCAGACTGTTGGCGTGGATGCCAACGCATTAACCCACCAGGCGATGCCCTGGCTTATGAAGAACAGACCAAAATATGCCCAACGCTGGTTTAACTCTTAACCTGGGGTCCGGCAAGGACTACAGGGACGACGCCATCAACGCTGACATCCGTTCAGATGTTGGCGCTGACTGGGTGGTGGACATCTCCGACCTCCACATCGGCGGCATCGTCAAGTGGAAGGAGCAGTTTGTGCCCATCAAGCGCGGTGGCTTTGAGCGCATCATTGCCTTTGACGTTTTGGAGCACATCCCCAACCTGGTCAAGGCCATGACCAACTGCCGAGACCTGTTGGCTGATGGCGGTGAGATGCACATTGTCGTGCCCTACGAGTTGAGCCTGGGCGCTTGGCAGGACCCGACCCACGTCCGAGCGTTTAACGAGAACTCATGGGTGTACTACTGCGGCTGGCACTGGTATCTGGGCTGGAAGGATTACCGGTTTGATGTGGCGCACCTGGACTACAAGCTCTCAGAGTATGGGAAAACCCTAGAATTGGGACTAGACGAGTTGCTCCGCACGCCTCGGGCGGTGGATTCCATGTACGTCGTACTACGAAAGATACCCGTATGAATATGAACGATATGCCAGTGACCACCGACGTGGCCGCCCAAGAGCAGATGGATGACACCGAGCTGGAGGCGATCATCGGGCAAGACCTGACCGACGCCGTAAGTTATATAGATTCTGATATATCGCCCATTCGGGCGATGGGGACGGCCTACTACCGAGGCGACCCGTTTGGGAACGAGGAAGACGGGCGCTCCCAGGTGGTGGCGATGGAGGTGCGCGACACCGTCAGCGCCATGATGCCAAGTTTGATGCGGGTGTTTTTCTCTAGCGAGAACACCGTCGAGTACGTCCCCGAGACACCGGCAGACGTGGAGTACGCCAAGCAAGCCACCGATTACGCGAATTTCATTTTTGGCCGTGACAACAACGGTTTTATGACCACCTACGCCATCTTCAAGGACAGCCTGGTCCGGAAGTGCGGCATTGCGAAGTTCTGGTGGGAGGAGTCGGAAAAGGTGGATATCACCGACTTCACCGGCCTGGATGAGCAGACCCTGCAAATACTGATGCAGGAGCAGGCCGAGGTCAAGATCATTGTCAGCTACCCTGACCCCGACGCGCCACCTATGCAGCCAATGATTGACCCGATGACGGGTCAGATGCTGCCGCCCATGCCGCCGCCCATGCTGCACGACGTGCAACTCAAGCGCGTGACCAAGGACGGGCGCATCAAGATCATGGCAGTGCCACCCGAGGAGTTGCTGATTGACCGCCGAGCGCGGTCCTTTGACGATTGCGCATTGATCGCGCACCGCATGATGGCGACTGTCGCTGAACTGGTGGCGATGGGCTACGACGAGGACGAGGTGCTGGATAACGTCACCGCGTCCGACCTGGACGATAACGAGGAGTACCTAGCACGCCAGCCGCTGGCAACGGCCGTCGGCCAGACCGACAGCGCCAACCCGATGCAGCGCCGCGTCCTGTACATTGAGGCGTACGAGCGCATTGACTACGACGGCGACGGCATTCCCGAGCTGCGCAAAATCTGCTGCATGGGTTCCGGCTACAAGGTGGTGCGCAACCTACCCGCGTCCTACATTCCATTCGTGGACTTCCCCTGCGACCCCGAGCCACACACCAGCCCCATTGAGGCAATGTCCATTTTTGACATCACGCACGACATCCAAGAGATCAAGTCCGAAATCCTGCGCAACACGCTGGATTCCCTGGCGCAGTCCATCCACCCGCGCACCGCGGTGGTCGAGGGCCAGGTCAACATGGACGATGTGCTGAATAACGAGACCGGCGCCATCATTCGTATGCGTGCCCCTGGCATGGTGCAGCCGTTCTCCAGCCCGTTTGTCGGCCAGGCGGCTTTCCCCATGCTGGACTACATCGACCAGATTAAAGAGGACCGCACCGGCATGAGCAAGGCCGCGATGGGTCTGAACGCCGACGCATTGCAATCCAGCACAAAGGCGGCGGTGGCCGCCACCATCAGCGCGTCCCAAGGCCGCATCGAACTCACGGCGCGGATGATGGCCGAGGGCATGAAGAAGCTGTTTAAGGGCATCCTGTTCCTGATGGTGACCCACCAGGACAAGCCCCGCATGATTCGCCTGCGCGACCAGTTTGTGGAGATCGATCCACGCGCCTGGAACGCCAACATGGACGTGAGCATCAACATCGGCCTGGGCAACGGCGACACCAACGAGCGCCTCCAGGCTCTGATGATGATTAGCGCCAAGCAGCAGGAGGCACTAACCCAGCTAGGCCCACAAAACCCGCTGGTAAGCCCGTCCATGTACGCCAGCACCCTGCGCAAGATCGTAGAACTTAGCGGGTTCAAGGACTCCAGCCAGTTCTTCAACGACATCCCTGCCGACTACCAGCCACCAGCGCCACCACCACCCAAGCCGACACCCGAGGAGGTGCTGGCAGAGGTGCAGGCTAAGTCCATCGAGGCCGACATCCAGAAGAAGGCAGCCGAGTTGGAACTCAAGCGCGAGCAGATGATCCGCGACGATGACTTCCGGCGCGACGAGTTGGCTCAGAGTGGACTATTAAAGAAATACGAAATTGAGTTAAAGTACAACGCACAAATTAGCAACGCTGAGATTCAAGCTGTAACCAGCATGAATCGAGAGGCAACCATCAACCAACCTGGAATGGCATGACAGATCAAGTAATCCGCGCTGGCCGCAAGGCACAGGAACTCCTAGAGGACGAGACGTTCAATATGGCATTGACCAAGATTGAAAACGAACAACTCTGGATTTTCAAGAGCAGCAAACCCGAAGAATCCGCGAAACGCGAGATGGCCTGGTCCATGTTGAGGGCGATTGATAGCCTCAAAGGTGAACTGACAAAAACCATCGACAACGCAAAAGTGGCGCAGCGTGCGCTGGAACGGGTAAATAAATGACAGAATCACTCAACATGGACGCAGCAGTCCAGGCACTCCAGGCCATACTTCCCGAAGAGGGAGAAAAGTCAACCGACGAGGCGTTAACTGAGGAAACTCAGGCGGCGGTGGATGAGGAATTGTCCGGTGATGCAGACGCATCGGACGATGAAACACTTACCGAACAGTCAGAGGAAGATGAGGAATCCGAGGAGAGCGAAGAGCCGCAGACTTTCACCGTCAAAGTAGACGGTAAGGAAGTTTCTGTAACGCTTGACGAACTTCAGCAAGGTTATTCACGCACTCAAGACTACACGCGGAAGACCCAGCAGATTGCCGAGGTGCGAAAGCAAGTCGAGCAAGAGAGCCAGGCCATCCGCGCCGAGCGTGCGCAGTACGCTCAATTGTTAGGAGCATTGGAGCAGCAAGTTCAGCAGGCGGCAGAGCCTCAGATTGATTGGGACCGCCTCTACCAAGAGGACCCCATCGAGTGGGTGAGGCAGAAAGAGCTAGTGCGTGAGAACCAGACTAAGTACGCGGCTATTCAGAGCGAACAGCAGCGACTTGCAGAAATCTCTCGCCAGGAACAGGCGCAGTCTATGCAGGCATTTCTTGCTCAAGAGCAAGATAAATTGATGGAAGTCCTACCCGAGTGGAAAGACCCCGCTAAAGCCAAGGCAGAGAAAGCGTTACTCATTGAATTCGGCCAGAAAGCCGGATTCCAACCTGATGAACTGAAGAACATTTTTGACCACCGCGTCGTGAACGTGCTGCGTAAAGCGGCGCTGTACGAGCAGATGATGTCCAAGCGGGGCAACATTAAGCCGGTAGTCAACAATGGCCCAAGACCAGCCAAGCCAGGAGCAGCGGGTCGAGTCTCCACGACAAGCGAGTCAACGCGTGCAAAACAACGTCTTGCAAAAACTGGCCGCGTACAAGACGCGGTCTCCGCAATTGAACTTTTATTAAAGTGAGTACATCATGGCAATCGTAACCAATACTTTCACGACCTTTGACGCCAAAGGTATCCGTGAAGACCTGTCCAACATCATCACCAATATCGCACCCGAAGAAACTCCTTACATGAGCAACATCGGGCGTGAGTCAATCAGCAATTCGCTGTTTGAATTCCAAAGCGATACCCTGGCAGCAGCCGCAGCCAACAAGCAGATTGAGGGTGACGATGTCGCCTCTTTTGACGCTGTTACCGCAACTGTTCGCCTGCAAAACTACGCTCAGATTTCGCGCAAGACCATCATCTTGTCCGCGACTGAAGAGGTGGTTAACAAGGCAGGGCGTCGCTCAGAATTAGCCTACCAAATTGCGAAGCGTTCGAGCGAGCTAAAAAGAGACCAAGAGTTCACCATGCTGAACAACGCTGTGGCCGCAGCCGGTAGCACCAGCACCGCACGCGGTACGGCATCTTTGGGCGCTTGGGTAAAGACTAACGTCGATATGCAGACCAACGGCGTGAACCCGTCCTATACGACTCTGCCTAGCAGCGCCCGTACTGACGGTAACGTCCGCACCTTTACTGAAACCATTCTCAAGAATGTGATTCAGCAAGTGTGGACTGCTGGCGGAACTCCAAAGATCCTGATGTGCGGTCCTGTTAACAAGCAGCGCGTGTCTGGCTTCTCTGGTATCGCTTCCAGCCGTTTCAACATCAACGGTGGTGACAAGCCTGCGACCCTCGTGGGGGCGGTTGATGTTTACGTGAGCGATTTCGGGAATGTGAGCGTTATAGCGAACAGGTTCCAACGTGAGCGTGATGCATGGGTACTCGATCCTGAGTACGCCAAGATGGTTGTGCTGCGTCCTTACCAGCAAATTGAACTCGCTAAGACCGGCGACGCTGAGAAGCGTATGTTGTTGGTCGAGTGGGGTCACAAGGTGCTGGCCGAGAACGCTCACGGCCTAGCTGCTGACCTGGTTACTTCGTAATCAACTTGAAGGGATCAGGGAAACCTGGTCCCTTTTTTAACGCATGAATAAACAAATATTTGACGAAAACAAGGAAGCGGGTATCACCCGCTTTTGGCATTACAACGATGAAACCGGCCAGGCAACAATTCAGACTCAGCAGGATGTCACAGCAGTTGTTGAAGCAAACAAGGCGGATTTCAATAAGGTAGATGAGCGCGCAAGCTGGAGTGGCGAGTGGCATCACGTTGCCAGCATTCCGGAGGGCGTCTACTACAAACTCAAGGCCGAGGGCAAGATAGAAGATCAGGCGTTTATGAAACGCTGGCTCAATGACCCCGACAACAGATTTTTCAGAACGAGACCTGGACAAGTATGAACAACTACATTGCAGTCTGCACCCCAGCGCGGGACATGGTCCACGCCAACTTTACCTATTGCCTGGTGAATATGGTCTGCTACCACACGCTGAACACGACAGACGCAGTGAGTTTAAAAATCATGCAGGGCACGCTGATACAGAACCAGCGTGCTGACCTGGCGCTGGATGCGATGGCCGAGGGCTGCACGCACATCCTGTTCATCGACTCCGACATGACGTTCCCCCAGGACATGGTGGAGCGCCTGCTAAAACACGACCTAGACATCGTGGCGACCAACTGCGCTCGGCGCCGAATCCCTACTGGCCCGACTGCACAGAAGTATGGTCCGGACGGTGAGCGCGAACTGGTCTACACCATGCCGGAGTCAACCGGCATCGAGGAAGTTGGCAGCATCGGAATGGGCGTGATGCTCATCAAGCGCAACGTCTTTGAGAAGCTGACCGAACCTTGGTTCGAGACTCCCTGGCGCACCGACAAGCGCGGCTACATCGGTGAGGACATCTTCTTCTGCCGGAAGGCGCAGGCGGCAGGGTATAAAATCTACATAGACCACGACGTGAGCAAAGAGATCGGCCACATCGGGACGTTTGAATTCAAGCACGACCACACCTGGATGATGCGCGACATCGAGAAGGAAAAGGCAGAGCATGGCACTTAGCACCTACGCTGAACTGAAAGCCTCGGTCGCCGATTGGCTCAACCGTAGCGATCTCACGTCTGCCATCACCGACTTTGTCTCTCTCGCGGAATCCCAGATGGAGCGTGATCTCCGCATCAGGCAGATGATTGTCAGGGCCAACGCCACCATAAGCGACGAGTACAACGCACTCCCAAGCGACTACCTGGAGGCTAAATCGTTCAAACTGACGGGTACAAACCCCATCTCCCCGCTGGTATTCCAGACCATCAACGCAATGGATGACTTGCAAGTCAGCTACAGCGCCAGCGGCCAGCCTAAGTACTTTTGCGTTATCGGTGGACAGATCCGCGTCCTGCCGACACCTGACACATCCTACGTTTCTGAGTTGATCTATTACGGGAAACTCAGCAAGCTATCTACGTCGAACACGACCAACTTTCTGCTGACTCTGTCGCCCGACGTTTACCTTTACGGTTCGCTGCTACAGGCCGCGCCGTACCTCCAAGATGATGCGAGAATCCAGGTATGGGCTGGCCTGTATCAGAAGGGCATCGACGCACTCAACCTAGCTGATGAGCGCGGCTCCATGACGGGCGGCGCTCTGATGGCAAGAGCAAGGACATTCGGATGATAGTGACCACGACAAAGGGTGAGATGGACGATTCGCTGCTGGAAAAGCGCGAGGGTTCCGAAGAGACTGAAAACGAAACAATTTCGTTTATCGAGTATTGGCTGGATGGTGAAATGGTGCATCGGTCTGTTCACGTTACGCTAAAGCGCAATGTGTTTAGCGAGGGCATAACTCAAATGATTGGATAGCCATGTCTGGCAAAGTTAGATCGCCAGAATCGGAAAGATTTATGAGCCATGTTGTCAAGCATGACTCAGGATGTTGGCTTTGGAAAGCGTATTGCATGAAAAATGGGTATGGATTTTTTAGGACTCCATCCAAGCATGAGTTGGCTCACAGAGCCTCTTATCGTTTATTTGTTGGAGTGTTAGACACTAGAGAAGTGATGCACCAATGTGATGTCAGAAATTGCGTTAACCCCAGCCACCTTGTTCTTGGTACAAGGTTGGAAAATATGCAAGATGCAAAGCAAAAAGGAAGAACGTGTTCTGGTGAAAAACATGGTAGATCAAAACTTACCAATGAACAAGTCTGTTTGATAAGGAAATCAGATAGACTGCAAAGAGAAATAGCTGCTGATTTTGGGATTACACAGGCTCATGTAAGTGTAATAAAAAATGGCAAAAAATGGCAAAACTTGAAATGGGTTTAACCCAAGAACGGAACTATCATCGCAAACACTCAAGCAATGTGTACATCGTTCAAAGTTGACTTGCTCAACGCCGTACACGCATTTAACGGGACCGGAGTGCCAGCGCATACCGCATCCACCGCCGACACATTCAAGGCTGCGCTGTACCTGGCAAGCGCCACCGTGAATGCCTCCACAACGGCCTACAGCGCAACCAACGAGGTATCTGGCACTGGTTACACCGCCGGAGGCGTAGCGGTCACCTTTGGCACTGCACCGTCATCCACAAGCACCACGGCGTTTATCACGCCCAGCGCGTCCATTACGTTCAGCGCAGTCACGCTATCCACGGCGTTTGACGCGGTCCTGATCTACAACTCGACCCAGAGCAACAAGGCGGTGAGCGTCCATACATTTGGATCGCAGACTGTTACCGCCGGCACGTTCACTCTGACCATGCCAACCAACGACTCCAGCACCGGCCTGATCCGGCTGGCGTAACTGAAGGAGCAGCGCCGTGGCTGCATACGGTACAGGCTACTACGGCATTGGTGTCTATGGAATAGGCAATGTTGTCATCTCTGGCAACGAGTCTTCTCTTGCCATCGGGACACTACTGGCTGATGTTTCAATCCAAGAAGATGGGACGATTGGAACCGGCAATGTCGGCACTGTAGGGATAACGTACTCAGTCGCCATCACCGGCAACGCATCCACGGCATCCATTGGCACTGTAGCGCCAAGCACTACGGCGGCAGTTACAGGGAACGCTGCGACGCTGTCGATTGGTAGCGTCACTCAGAGCGCTGCCATTAGCTTGCCTGGAAACAGCGCAACACTCTCGCCAGGCACTGCAACCAGCAGTAGAAGTCTGGCCGCAACTGGCAATAGTGCCACTGGCTCTGTCGGAACGATGAGTGCTGAAGCCATATCGTTCCAGGCCATCACCGGAGTCAGCGGAACGGGATCAGTTGGCACTGTCGCAAATGTCATCTCAATTGAGATAATGGGCAATGGCGCAACTGGCGCGGTTGGGACAATCTTAGGCTTTGGATGGGGTGCGATACCCGACACGTCCGAGACCTGGACGCCGGTATCTGACACCAGTGAAACATGGGCAGATATCTCCGATAATGCAACAACGTGGCAAGTGGCCGCATAGAGGTACATCATGGCAGATACGACAACGACAAACCTACTCCTTACCAAGCCAGAGGTTGGCGCAAGCACCGACACTTGGGGTACGAAGATCAACACCGATCTGGACTCGGTGGATGCAATATTCGCTGCGGCTGGAACTGGAACCAGCGTCGGCCTCAATGTTGGGTCTGGCAAAGTTTTGACTGTTGGCGGGATTGCATCCTTTGCTGCAGGCTCTGCGGCTGCGCCAACAATTACGGCCACAGGCGACACAAACACCGGCATCTTCTTCCCCGCTGCTGACACCATTGCTTTTTCTGAAGGCGGTGCGGAGGCTATGCGTATTGACTCCAGCGGTAACGTGACCATAAGCAGCGACCAAATTTCTTCTGCTACATCCCATGTGGCTAGTCAACACGCAATGGTATTACGGTCAGCAACGACAAACCAACGTTCAATAGTTGCTGTTGCACCAAACGGTAGTGGCGGGGCGGCTGATTTTTGCGTATCCACTACAAGCGATTTACAGACAAATTACAATCAAATTCGTATTGGCTCTGATGCAACTGGTTTTTTTGTTAATTCCGAA